TTGATGTTCCCATACGTGATATGGGGACGTAAGTAACACCTTTACGGTGTTATAATACCAAGTTGGAAATTTAAACTTGGACTGCACCCAATCTATAATATCGGATGCTAAAAACCAATTTCCATAATCGGTTGAAGTTTCCAGATCAAATGTTAAAGATCTGGCATGATAGAACCAGTGGTTTATCTGGTTCGGTTCTACCTCCATACTTGTATAGAGGTTCCATAGGTGTCTGCTTGCGCGGACACCGCTTCTTGTCTCAATATAGGAGGCAAGCCATCGCAACAGGATATGACTCCAAGGTTGCAGAAATTCGGAACGCAGAAGCGTTCCGTCTATTGCCGTGCGAGCTTTCGCAGGCTCTCTTACTGTGAATAAATTCCCAGCAAGTAAACCTCCGGGATCCCAGAGGTTAGGTAGCTCTTGGGCTACCCTTGCACTTATTTTGTTGAATAAGCGCATTCCCAAAGGCTGTGAAGCCTTTGTTTCTTTATATTCACCTGTTTCTAGGTCGAATTCAATGTTAGGCATAATAGAATCTAACATTTCAAGTCCGATAATTTTACCGAACTTCTCACGCGAGTTTTCGTAACACGCTGTTGTAGTAAAAGATATTTTACTAGCTGTATCTAATCCTTTGATTGGATAAGCATTCGTTGACTCAAAGTCATCGAGAAGGGTAAACACTTCGCGTTTATCCCATTTTCTAACGTTTGGAACGCTAGATACTTCTTGGAATCGAATTTGCGATTCCTTGATCATTGCTGGCCAACAAAGGCCAGACGCTCGAGTCTGTGCAATTGCGCAGACCCGTAAAAGGCCAACTTCTGTATGGCCTTCCATTCGAATCCGAGATATCGGATGTCGATAGATCCTGAGTAGACACTCAGGAATACGTGGTAAACGCCTACGTTCTAAGTAGGTTTTACGAAGTAACTTCAAAAATTCTTTTCGAAGTTTCATTTCTCTTTCTCTTCCAAAGAAAGAGGTAATGACACACATACGTAGTACGTGGTCAAGTTCTACATAGTTGATTGGAACATCAACCATGCTTAAAAGCCAGCTCATGGCAATTGAGTCGGCGTTATCCCAGCAGTTTTTCCACTGCTGAGGTTTCGTACTGTATATTTGAAACATATACCGTTTTAAACTATTTGGAAGATACTTCCAAATATATAACTTTCTATGTAATCTATAGAAAGTGTCCTTCGGAATATGCTTCCGCAATTTCCGATTACGATTATTTTT